TTGTACCTGCATAAGGAACTATGTGATTAGGATGTCTATCATCAGACCAAGATGTAGGAACACTTGCTGAACCTGTACTTTGGAACCAAAAATAATATGCAAATCCGTAAGCTGTATTTGAACCGTACCAATTATTATACTGACACCTTCCTCTACCACCTTGTCCAATATGATAATTACTACTGCCACCACTTCCACCTGCTAGACTACTACCATTAGTTATCTGTACATCATTACCTGCATCATTAGTAAAATATAAATTATTAGGTGTATCATTTTTAACCCATAATTGACCATAGGCTGCTGTATTAGCATCTGCACTTGCTTGTTCTTTAACTCTCGGTGGTTTATTTAATTTTAATTGTCCATCAGGTGCTAATATTAAATGAGCAGCAGCAGCAGCTGCATCTACAGTAGCTATTGTTAAACTCCCATTTGTATCAATAGAAAATTGACTATAATCAGAGGCATTATTACCATCATAAAATTTCATTACTCCAGTAATAGGAGAAAGAGTTAAATTTCCATCAGGTTGTATTTTTAAATGACCATTTACCCCTGTATTATCTTCTGTAGTGATTTCAGTTGCTCCACTAGCTTCAACAAATATTCTAAAAAAATCATCAGTTGATGTACCACCCTCTTCAAACATTGTAATTACACTATAATTTCCATCTTCTCCACCCATTGTTATAGCATTAGCACTTGAATCTGCTTTAATTTGAAACAAATCATATCCTGCACTTCCAAAATCAAAAACAATATTTCCACTCATGTCAAATGTTAAAGCTCCACTTATAATTTTATCTAAAGAAGAAATAGTTAAATCGCCACTTGAGTAAGTAACATCTGACAAATCATTTAAAGCAGATGCTCCTCCACCACCTGCATTATCATCTACATATTTTTTTGTAGCTATTTCATAATCAGAGCCAGGAGTATAATTACCACCATTATCCTTAACATATATATTTCCACTCGCAGCATCTAAAGTTATATCTCCATCTGCATCTAATGTTAAATGTGCAGCAGCCCCTCCATCATCTATTGTTGATAAAGTTGTAGCTCCTGCATCATCTACTAATATTTTAAATATATCATCTCTATCATTCCATGCTTCCATTATAAATTGTGTATTTGTAGTACCACCTCCACCAGGGTTTGAAGGTTGAAGCAATACTCTTCCTGCTTGATTTATATTAGAACTATATCTAAAAATATTATCAGGACAATTATGAGCAACAGTTCCTTGTGGAGTTCCCATTGTTACATCTATATGTTGATAATTACCACCAGCTCCCTGCAATGTTAATCCTGTTACAGCATGATTAGTTTCAGAAAATTCATCTGGAGGTGCAACTTTAAATTCTAATTTTCCTGTTTCATTTGAATCAGAAACATCTGCAAAAGTTGCTGAAATTTGTGCAACTTCAATTAACTCAGGACTACCTGCATCGTTATATGCTTTAAAAGTAATTTCTCCAGCTAAATCACCATCATTAGATGAAACTGACGATGCTCTTTCTTTTAAAAATATTAATTCCCTGCAAGTTGCATCATCAGATGCTTTTTTTAATGTTAGAGTACCTAACATTTCATCATCAGCATCGTTTTTAAGAAAAGCATCATCTACATTAAATGTAGTCCCTGCTAAAGTTAAATTTGTTCCACCTGTATATGTTGTATCTGCTACATACGCAGGTACTTGAAAAGTGCCGTCTTCTCTTAAGAATCTAGTAGTAGTACCACTACTACCAGGACTAGGTACAAGACCTTGATTATCATTATCAAATTCTTGTGGTGCACTATTTATATTAGAATATTCTATTTGACCAAAAGTTCCATTATGTTTTAAAAAATGCCCAGCAGTACCTGCAGAAGGTACTAATGCACTATTACCTGTACCTATATCAGATTTAATTTCTCCAAGTGTTCTACTTTCTAGTCCGTTAGCTGTAAACCTAGCATATTCATCATCTGCAACATCTGCTGCATCTATTTTAACTGCATTAGTATTACTAATACCAAATGTTAAATTATCTTGTTTACCATTCCAAGTAGATGCACTAGCTATATTTCCATCTGCTAAAGCAGTTCCACTCCAATCTCCATTATTAATAGCAAGTGTACCACCTAATGTAAGATTACCTGATGAACTTACAGTGCCTGTTAATGTTAATCCATTGACTGTACCTGTTCCACCAACTGATGTTACTGTTCCTGTAGTAGTTGTAAATCCTGACGAACTATTGTCATAATTTGACAAATCATTATTAACTGCTAAATCTATTGTTCCATCTGCATCTTGATAAGTAGCAGTTATAAGAGTTTCTGTATTACCACTAAACATAGCCCCTACTTTATCTTGAACTTGTTCATCACTTAAAGTAGAAGTTAAATAGTTGTAAGATTCTATTTTATTAGCTATAGCGGCAGATGTCATTAAAGATGTATCGTTATCTTTAAATACTATTTTTGAAGTTTGTATAGACTTTGTTATGCCTATATTTTTATTTAACTGATTAAAAAGTGTTTCTAATTGTTGTAATGATTTTTGAGTATCATTAAAAGATGATATTTTAGTTAATATCTTAGCCATTATTTTGTACTTTTTCTTCTAAATATTATTCCAATAGAATCTATATCCTCTTTAATGTTTTCTAATTTAAGTTGAACCCATCTACCTTTTTTATTACTACCAGATAATTTATAATCAGAACTTTCAGTAGCAGTTTTAGAGTAAGTTACATCGCTTGAGCTTAAAGAACCAGTGCTAGTAACAACAAGTAATCTATCGCTACTTTCAAAATAACTACCTCCTAAATTTAAATCTTCAGACAAACCATTTAGCTTTATTTTATTAAATACTTTCATAATAGAATCTTCATCCATAGTTAGTTTTTTACTAACCCAAGTATAATCTTTCTTAGAAGCTCCACCTCTATTTTCATATATAGCATTATTAATAGGTATTAAAACTTCACCATTGTCACCATTAAAAGGTTTACCTATTTCACTATCTTCAGCTAACTCCCAAAGATTCCAAGTTTGTCTTGCTACACTATAAGCCCATATATATTGTTTTAAAAGAGGAGTATTGTAAGAAGAGTCATTATCTAATAATTCTACATTAAATAATACACAATCTATTATAGCATCATAAAATACATAAGGTTTAGCTTTTGGATTATTTTTAACAATATTATCCCAACTTAAATCTCTTATATTATCTGTACCTCCAAATGATACTTCTGTCATTCCTCCTTTTTGAATTGAATCAGAAATTTTTATAGGTCTTTGTCCATTATGAAAGTATGCTCCTGTTACATCTGCAAAATACATACCTTGCTCAGTAACTACTAAGCTATCTTTACCATAGCACCCTATACCTTCATATATATCTTCTATTACTAAACTTTCTGGATTTATACGGTATATGTTTGATTTGTCAAATGTATACAATCTTCCGTTAAAATTAGCAAAAGCAGTAGGCTTTCCTTTTAAAGTTGCAAAATCATTAGCATAATCAAATATACTATACTTACCAGGTTTAGACCTAAATATTAAATTACTAGCATTTTCTATCTTATCATGAGAACAATCACCAACAAATAAATAACCATCAAGTTCAGTCGATATTCCATAATTAATTTTAATAGTATCTAAAACCTCTGATACATCTGTTCTAGCCTCATATGTAGCGTTTAATGGCCCTGAATCAGATAAAGAATAAGAATATGATTCGTTTGATTTATTCCAACCAGTATCAGTAGGGATTTCTTCAACTAAACTATATAAACTATCTACAGAATCTTTTCTATAAAGACAAACTGCTGTTAATCTTCTGCTTACATTTTTAATGTTAATTGTTATAGCTAATTTTGCTCTTGTAAAAGTATCGTTCCATACCCAATTAGAACTGCTTAATGGACCTTCTTGATAACCATCATATATTAAAGATACTTTATAGTAATAAGGATTATTAGCAAGAAAATAATCACCTGTTTGATTAGCTATTGAAACAGATTCTATTTTTACAGAAGAATTTCCATATGCTATATATCTATCTGCATCAGCAGTGCTATCATGTCTTAATACATTTCCAGAAATATCACCTTTATCCCAACTAGTAAAACCTGTTCTTATTTCTCCCATATTAGCATTAGAACTAGTATCTGATATTACAGCTTCCCATTGATTTGTATAAGCTGTCCCAGAATCAGTGTCTGACGCTGTAGTAGTTATATCTATTTCATCATCATCAGCTTCATCAATATTGTAAGTACCATCTAATTCATTTCCTCCTCCAGCATTATATGTAATAGTGTCTCCAGTAAGTAAAAGATGAGTAGCAGGAGTATCTATATGTAATTTTTGTTCAGAAGCACTTGTGCTTGATACAGTATTAACATTGTATGTTCTTGTTTTTCTCATATCTAAACCACCAAAAGTAGTCTTTAAAATAGGAGCTGTTAATTGCATTGTCAAAGGATTAGAAGTTGATGTTTCATTAATTCCTGTTAACAACTTCCAATTGCCTGTTTCTGTGCCACTACTAGTTCCTATAGTAGCCAAAGTATCAGGGCCTGTAACTGTCACAGTGTAAACATTATTATAACTTGTAGTATCTGTTATTTCAATTTTGTCATTTGTTGTTAAATTATGATGAGTTCCTGTAGTTACAATTCCTGTGCTTGCAATTTCTACAGTTCCATTATTTTTATATATTGTATCTCCTATAAGAGGGTCAGAAGAGATAGCATTACCTAATCCATGTGGTAACTCTTTTGTTTTATGCAATCTCATTGGAGCAGTAGCTGCATTTGCATGAGACCATATCCAAAATTGGTCATCATTAGCAGGAACATGAGCAAAAGGATAATGTACTTTAACTATTATATCATCTCCTGTGCTACTACCTAATTTAAAAGAACCTACTATGTACCTTGTTTGAACCATTCCTGTTGTTGCATCTTTTATAGATATGCATAACCCTGCTAAGGAATTTGTTAAATCTCTATATTGAGAACTTGTATTAAATAAACTTAAATCATCAGTACTATCATAAGTAATTTCATCTGTATCTATATGTATACAAGGTCTTTTGTCATTATCTCCTTCTAATGTTGAAGCTGCATTTGTAACATCATAATCTTTAATAATACCTGTTATAAGCACGTCCCAAGAAGTTCCATTGTTTTGAGTATTTGTATTTCCGTTTCCAACTGTTTGTTCTTTTGGTACTTGTAAACCTTCACTAGGATAAAGAAAATCTAAATCGCATACATATATTTTTGACCTTTGTTCATCATCATTTTTAATTGGACAAGTTATAAATAATTTACTTGCAAAAGCATTGCTTGAGTTTGCATTGTTTAAATCCCAATGCAATTTAGTACTCTGTTTTGTATGATAAACTGAATTAGGATAACAAGGCATATCAACACTTACACCATTTCCTATTATTAAATTATTAAAATCATCATTGTCCATATCAAAAGGTCTAATCATAACACCTGCTCTAAAACTTAATTTTTCTATTTTCCATAACAAACCAGGGTTTATATTAAGACTCATATCTCCAGCTGTTCCTTTTGGACCTCCCCAATAAGAAGAAGGGGTCATGTATGTTTTAGTATAATGACCAGAACCTTCTCCTTCTGTAAAAATATTTGTATTTAAAGGTTCTGTACTGTCAAAAGACCAATGAAAAGCTTCAGCACCATCTAATACACCACCTTTTCCTCTTCTATTTAATGGATGTATAGCATAAGGATATATAGTTCCAGAGGTAGCTGAAAAATCTGTATATACAGTTGTTACTGTAATTTTATTATTACTTCTATCAACAGCACTTATAACTGAAGCAACCTCAGGATGTGTTAAATATATACTATCGCCAATATTTAATCCAGTAACTCCATTAGAGGAATCAATTGTTAATTCTGTCATTTTATCACTATCAACTGTAGCTTTAGCATTAAAAGTATACTCTTCATCAGGTTGGTCATCTCCATAATGTGTATCAGATGAGACAAACACACACTTATCTGCTTTCATTAACTCTGGAGCATCTTGAGTTGGTCCATCTCCAAAATTAACATTAAAATAACCGCTATGGTCAACATTATGCATTCTGCCCCAATGTTTTACCCAATTCAAATTACAGCCACCTATTAAACCTACAACATGACCGCAAACATGTTGATGCAACTTTCCCCATCCTCCTTCAGTAACACCAGCTCCAATTGAATAATCATTAGGTGAAATTAATCCAGTTCCGTTTATCATTCCATCACCATTATTATCTGCCATTTGAAATAAACCATATTTAGCAACTTTAATAGATAATTGATTGTTATTATCTTCGCCTGCATCCCATCCTACGTTATGACCAAAATTAATATAAGGTTCATGATAACCACCAGCTTCACCGTTTACAACAGTTCCGTAATTTCCTTCTGAATCTGTAATAGGAGCAATTCTATCAAGAACATTATTACTATGTATCCAAGGTTTAAAATAACTTCTCTTTGAAAGTGTAGGGTCTAAACCAGGTCCTGCAACAAAATTACTAGGATTGTTATAAACATTAGTTACCATAGTAGTAGGAGGTGTTCTATCAGCACAATACAATACATCTGGACCATCGGTATTTGTATCATTTGTCAAAGCACAAAATAAAAATCTATCTCCTTCGCTAAAACCTTCTGCGTCTGGTCTTGATTGAATCCATAATCTTGTATCAAACATAGTTTCTGCATATCCAGCATTTGTAGTTTCATCAAAGTCTAAAGTTTTATTAGGAGCTTTTGTTTCAATTATATCAGATAATAATCCTGCATAATTTATACTAGGACTACTTACTTCTGACAAACCTCCAAATACCTCTGTATCACCACCTATATTTCCAGTAACATCATCGTTGCTCCATTTAAATGATTTAAACGCCAAATCCATTGAAGCAATTTTATTTAAGGATTTTGTTTCCCATTCATCGTATTTTACTTGTACATCATAAGATAATATTTCATCGCTTGTTTTTGATAAAACATAAACTCTACCACCACCTAAACCACTTGATTTTTTATTATAGCAAGTACTTATAGATGTAACTGCAACATCCAAAGGTAAAGACCTTTCTATTTTTCCTTTAATATAAGTATCAGACAAATCATTTAAACTTCCATCGCCTGAACCTCCACTCTTAACTCTAGTGTCAGGCCATATTCTATATATACAATTATCACCATCTTTTATTCCATAATAATAATAAGGTCTATATGATATAAGGCTTTCAGCATTATCTTTTGTTCCATCACTATCAGTATCAAAAGCTAAGCTTCCACTTGCAACTGTTGGGTTAGCATCATATGTAGTAGCTCTTACGCAAACAAAAGCGTCAGTAGTTTTTGATTCAACTATCCATATACCACTACCATCCCAACTATTGCTTACATCTTTGTATTGTCTAATAACAATGTTATCACCTATATTCATTTTGTGAGCAGTATGTGCAATTGTTAAATCAGAATTACCAGCATTCCAAGTAGCTACTAATCTTTCATGCTCACCTGCTAAACATATTTTAGACAAGTTATTACCAGAGGTAGAGTCTCCATCATATCTATGTATAGTATCTTCATCTTGATATAATTCAGATGTATAATCAGCATCAAATTGTTTGTGACTAGGATAACCTAGCCATTGAGGAGAAGTATCTCCTTTTTTACCACCAAATCCAATATGAGCTTCTCTGTTTTTAACAACAATACTAGCATCTTCTATTGAAGATGTTATTGTGCTTGCTGCAAAAGGAGACTTTATAAAATCATTTTTTAAAGTAGGTTCTTCAAATATAGATGTTATTATTTGTAATTTTCTTTTGATTGAATCGTAAGATACTAAATCTTTAATTCCACCATTATCTAATAAAACATTTGTTTTTAATAAAGAGTTTTTGTTAGCATATATTATTTTAGTATCTTCAATTAAATCAATTAAATCTATATGCAATTCATTTGTATCTTTTCCTCTAGCACACAAATCAAGTTCTACGTCTGTAGTTAATTCAACACCCTTAGGCATTGAAAATCTTAAAATATATTTTCTCCAATGTTCGTCTAATCCACTTCCTGTTGGAATTGGAAGAGTCCCAACAGCTATATCGTTATTAGGTTTGTCTAATTCTTTAATATCTATCCATCTATTTTCTTTTGTTAAATTTTTAGGGTCATCACCTATATGTCCTTTTGAAACATTTTTTAATGGACTTACCCAATGTCCTTCAGAATTTATATGGCCTCCATTAAAACTTAAAGATAAAGCTCCATCTGAACTTCCTGCAACATTAGCTGCAGTTGTTTTAGCATAAAAAGAAAGAACATAATCTTGACCAGGCTTTAACAAATCTTTTGATATTGTTTGTCTTGCTAAATAATTAACATTTTTTTTCAAGTTTGTAGTTGCACTATGAGTTACTAATGTTAAACTATTAGTAGCATCAAAATAAGCTCTTTCAACTTTTATTTGCCTATTTTCAACAGACAAAACTTTCATGTACTCAACTACACTACCAGCCCCAACACTACTAATTATATCTCCTGTTGCTAAAAGATTGCTTACATCTCTGCTTAATATTAAAGTATTGTCAGTCATTGAAGCTGTTAAAGCATTTGTTAAAGCAACAGTACCTCCGTCATAACCAGCATTTACATAAGTAGATACTATTTTTAAATAAACATCATCTTCTTTAAATGGATAGAAATTTAAAGCATTATCAGACGTTCCTCCTAAGTCTATATTATTATTAGATGTTTCCCAATAACCTCCACCACTTGTAACTATATCAACATTACTACTACTTGTTGATTGATAACCGTTTTTATGCCTAGCAGAACCAGCAGGATTTCCATCAGACAACCTATGCTTTGTCCAATCATTACAAGCGTATGTAGATGCTAAAGAACCTGAAGTTCCTTGCTTATGAGTAAATGTATGGTTTTTTAATAAATTAGCCTCTATATATACTGTATCAGAACTTTCTGTTTCTGTTGTAGGAGGAGCTGTATCTAATGTTAAAACTATAGGACTACTACCTGTTATCTTAAGTATTTTGGCACTAAACCCATTGCTTGTACTTGTATTACTATGATAAACATTTATAGTATCCCCCTCGTAAAAAGGAACTGAAGATATACCAGCAATTGATATTGTTTTAGCTGTACTATCATAACTAACATTATAACTTGCAGAAGCTATAGTTCCACCAAGCATAACATTATTAGCTGCAGTTGCACTTCTGTTTAAATAAGAAGAGTTACCGCCTATATGATTGCCTGAATACTTACTTTCGTTTACTATATTAAAATAACCTCGTGTAGTTGTAGATTGTATTCCATCTATTGTTGTTCTATTTGAATATACAAAATAATCATTTGAAGATGCATAAGGTTCTATAGCAGTTCCAAAACAACCTCTTTTAATATACACTTTATTGTTATTTTCATCTATACTTTCAACTTTTATGATTTCATTACTTGAATAAGCACTTGTATTAAAACTGTAATAATTGCCAGGTGTAAAATAAGAATTCATAGTATCTATATTATATGTAAGAGTGATAAAATCATTAGTATCATCTTTATTACTTTGAACAACAGATATATGTCCATTATGACCAGCTGTCGCTTCAATAGCTAATTTAACTTGGTCTGTTACAGCATCATAACTCCCAGCTCCACTAATATAAATATAAGTTTTAGTTGTTCCACCAGGTATTGTTCCGCTTGTACCAGAAGCATTTGATATTTTATATGTAACAACTTTTCCATTAGGAGTAGTTAAAGTAAATTCATCCAAATGTAAAGTTGCTGGGTCATAGGTTTGAAATTCTATTGTAGCTTCACTATTTGTAAAGCCAGTAAATACAATATGTGCTGAATCTGCTGTTTCAGATATTGCATTTGTATTTGTTAAATATGAAAAATTATCACTTGTTAAAGATATTGCTGCAGAAGGTTTAAATGTAATATCATTTCCACTAGTTGTTGTTAATTTTTCATACCAAGGTTTAATATCTTGGGCTATAATATTTTCTTTAAAACCTTTAGTTCCTATATAAGAAATATCAGCAGAACTTTTTTCTTCAAATATTGTTACATCATCAATATGATGTTTATTTAAATTAGAAAAAGTAGTACTATTATTATAAGCTTTATTGTCCCAAGACATTGGAGAACTTATGGTTGTTGTGTTTTCAGGTATATGCAAAAATAATCTGTCGCAATTAATAGAAGTTAATATACCATTTTCAGATGTAGGATTAACATTTAAAGAAAATACAGCAGAATGTTTTGGAGTATCTTTTTCAGATACATTTAAAATAGTTCCAAGGTTAAAATTCTTTATTTCTTTTAATTGTCTAGGCATTTATCTCCATTCTACTTTTTCAGAAGATGTCCAATAATCTTCTGGTAATGTTATACTATATATTTCCATCTATAACTTTTCCCCATAAAGTTGTTTTACCTTTTACTATTTCAACAATTTGCACATTAAAATTACCATTTTTAAAGAAGTCTACTATTGCAAATGCGTGATTCCAATTAGTCAAATTACCTCTCAACCAGTCTTCATCTTTTTTTATATCTTTTAAGCATCCTAAACTCCAAGCACTAATAGTTCCTCCTAGGCTAGTATGTGTATGCCTCTGTAAATCGTGAGTATGTCCATACATAACACTTTCACCGTACATTGCTAAATGAGCTTTAGCGTGATGCATACCTGTCCTGTGTCCATGCTTAAAATTTAATTTACCAATTTTTAAAGGTATTTTTTTAGAATAAGGATGAAACTCATATCCTCTTTCTTTTAATTTTAAAGCATTGTGTGTCAAAAACCTTGGTCTACTATATTTTACAGCATATGTATCTAACCACTCTTCGTGATTACCTTGCATAAAATATCTTTCTTTACAATTAACTTTATCAAGAAACTTATCTATATAGTCCATGCCTTTATTAACTTGTTTGACAGATTTGTCTAACATTGGTATTAATAAATCATCAGGTGGTCTATCATACTTTCTCCAATGATGATTACTAAAAAACTGCCATTCACCTGTATCACCTAAATCTATGTATGCATCAGGTTTTACAATTTCGATTGCTTTGCATACAACATTAATCGCCTTTTGGTCGTGCAAGGGAAAATGCTTATCTGGAGTGACTATTGCTCTTTTAATCACCCCTTTATTAGTTTTCTTCATTTATCAAAAAACTCCTAGTTAAATTTACTCCTAGGAACGTAACCCCAATCTTTAGAATTTGTCCAACAGTATTTAGCATTCTGTAATTCTATCTCAGTTTTATCGGCTGTATATTTTAAAAACATTTCTTCACAGCTCTCACATTCCCAGAGCAGGACTCCATCTTTGGCACCCATTATTTCAACTCCTACTACCTCATCGCAGTGGCAGTTAGGACAATGGTTTGGGTTGTCTTTGTAAATTAAGTTGG